CAACCATACGACACTGAACGCTGGGGGCAGTACTTCCGTCCTGCAGGCGTACAAGCACCTGGTGGGGCCGGAGCCGCACATGTGGATGAGGACGCACCTGCACCAGCAGCCAAGCCCGCACTCAAAGTGGCAGCGTCTGCACCAGCAGCAGACAATGGTTTTGATGACGACGACACTCCTGTGGCAGTCGCACCAGTGGCCAAACCTGCGGCCTCAGGACAAAATGCCCAGGACATCCTGGCCATGATTCGTAGCCGTCAAGCCAAGTAATTGACCGTATCACACAGAGGGAGAGCCCCTCTGTGTTCTTTAATATCCTAATAGGTGATTCATGGGTAAACCCTTTGACGTTTCAAAATTCCGTAAAGAAATTACAAAATCAATCGATGGTCTCAGCATCGGTTTTAACGATCCAACAGATTGGATCTCAACAGGCAACTATGCCCTGAACTACTTGATCTCAGGTGACTTCAATCGCGGCATTCCGCTTGGCAAGGTTACAGTGTTTGCTGGTGACTCGGGTGCAGGTAAGAGTTATATCTGTAGTGGTAACATTATCAAGAACGCACAACAGCAAGGCATATTTGTGGTGTTGATTGATAGTGAGAACGCACTAGACGAAGATTGGCTCAAAGCACTGGGTGTAGACACAAGTGAGAGCAAACTTTTAAAACTTTCAATGGCCATGATTGATGATGTGGCCAAGACCATTTCAACATTCATGAGTGATTACAAACTTTTACCCGAAGGTGAACGTCCCAAGGTCATGTTTGTGATTGACTCATTGGGCATGTTGTTGACTCCCACAGACGTGAACCAATTTGATGCAGGTGAAATGAAAGGTGATCTTGGTCGTAAACCCAAAGCACTCACAGCCTTGGTTCGTAACTGTGTAAACATGTTTGGTAGTTACAATGTAGGCCTGGTTTGTACCAATCACACCTACGCAAGCCAGGACATGTTTGATCCTGATGACAAGATCTCCGGCGGTCAAGGTTTCATTTACGCCAGTTCAATTGTTGTGGCCATGAAGAAGATGAAGCTGAAAGAGGACGAAGACGGCAACAAAGTGAGTGACGTCAATGGTATTCGTGCCGGCTGTAAAGTTATGAAAACACGCTATGCCAAACCGTTTGAAGGTGTTCAAGTCAAGATTCCTTACACAACAGGCATGAGTCCTTACTCAGGCTTGGTGGACTTGATTGAAAAGAAAGAAATGCTCAAGCGTGAAGGCAACAGCTTGGTGTTTACCACAAGCGACGGAGAGATTATCAAGAAGTTCCGCAAGGCATGGGAAAAGAACGATGATGGTTGCTTGGACAAAGTGATGTTGGACTTCAAGAACATCAAATCAGAGGTAAGTACAGCCGACGCAGTGGAGGAATAACATGTCAGCAGAAGTAGCAAGCGAAATTTGGGGTGAGTTAAAAAGATATGTCAATGTGGTGGATCGTATAGATGCTGCTGAAAGCATTGTGTCTATCCTGATTGACCATGATCATGATGTTGAAGAAATTCGAGACGCTTTCAAGGGTGATTCAGACATCAAAAAAGCTCTCACAGCATACCTGGACAATGACAAGGACTATGCAGAAGATGACGAAGAAGCAGAAGAGTTTGATGATGAGGACAATTACAACAAAGAAGATGACTACTGATGTGGTACAGCCGAGTAGTTGCCGATCTTGGCGCTATACCTGACTTCATTGCACACTTTGAATCAGAGTTAACAGATGCCAAATGTGACTGCAAAATTGGCGGCCTGGTAGAAAAAAACATCACTGCCCTTCCGGGTATCACTGAACACAGATTCAATCAACTACAAGAAATTGAAGCTGTGTTGAACTATCTCAATATTCAACTGCGTAAAATACGCACCCGACATTTCAAAAAGTACCTAGAAGGCTATGCTCGTGCGCTCACAGCACGTGATGCTGAAAAATACGTGGATGGTGAAGAAGAAGTAGTGGACTTTGAAACCATCATCAACGAAGTAGCACTGTTACGCAATCGTTGGCTGGGCATCATGAAAGGCCTGGACACCAAGCAGTGGCAAATGGGCCATGTGGTCAGACTGCGCACAGCCGGCATGGAAGACATCACAGTATGACCACTCAGTTAGATTTGGTAAAACAATTCCATGTCAGCAATAAAAATTGGGCTGGCAAAGGTACTCTGCAATATCTCTCAACAATAAAATCAGTGTTTGAACAACACAACTGTGAGACACTGTTGGATTATGGCTGTGGCAAAGGACATCAATACAGTGTTTACAACGTGCATGATGCCTTGGGCATACCACTGAGTGCAGTGTATCAGTTTGATCCAGGATACGAGCCTGCCAGCCAAGAGCCTGACTGGAACAAATCTTTTGATTGCAGTATATGTCTTGATGTGTTGCAGTTTTGTACAGATCAGCAAATTGATGATATAAAACACAAACTAGAACAAGTCACTGCAAAAGTATGCATCATTGGCATAGGAATGGAACCACCAAAGAATTTGAAAAAACCCTATGCCAGTTTGCACCCAGCCGAGTGGTGGCAACAACGATTCTCAAACTGGGCCGGGGCATCAAAATTGGTATTAGAGCTACAGCATAACACTTTGCCCCCATAATCTGCGTAGATAAATACCCGCATGAAAATTGTAATTGTCACAGGCGGTTTTGATCCGCTACATTCGGGGCATATTGCCTATTTTGAAGCTGCTCGCGCACTAGGCGATAGACTAGTGGTTGGTATTAATTCAGATGCCTGGCTCACACGCAAAAAAGGTCGACCGTTTATGCCTGCTGCTGAACGGCGAGCCATAATTGAAAACTTACGCATGGTAGATCGCGTGATTGAATTTGATGACGCAGACGGTACGGCCATAGACGCCATACGTGTTGCTCGTGCATACTACACCCTTCCCAACGCTAAATTTATATTTGCCAATGGCGGTGACCGCACTGCTGATAACATACCAGAAATGGTGTTTGATGATGTGGACTTCCGCTTTGGTGTGGGTGGCGAAAACAAAATGAATTCAAGTTCATGGATACTGACAGAATGGAAAACCCCCCGCACTGATCGCACCTGGGGATATTACCGTGTGTTGCACGAAGTAGGGGGCAATACCAAACTCAAAGAACTTACAGTAATGCCAGGTAAAAGTTTGAGCATGCAACGGCATGGCCAACGTGCAGAGTTTTGGTTTGTTGCTGAAGGTACAGCCACAGTGTACACCTTGGATGAGGCCAGTACTGATCAAGAACTCAAGTGCCAATTAACTGTGCATGAACACACATTCATCAAAACTAATGAATGGCATCAGTTATGCAATGAAACTGATCAGCCACTCAAGTTGATCGAAATTCAATACGGCGATCGTTGTGTTGAGGAAGATATACAACGTCAATGACGCCTATTCCTATCTTTGTAGGCTACGATCCCAGAGAATCTGTGGCATACCATGTGTGCGTTAATTCAATCATTCGGCATGCCAGTCAACCTGTTGCTATTATCCCTATGGCGTTGAACTTGTTTCGAGACTATGATGAAACACACACTGACGGCAGCAATCAATTTATCTACAGCCGCTTCCTTGTACCACATTTAATGGATTACTCAGGATGGGCTATTTTTATTGATGGTGACATGATTCTGCGTGGGGACATTGTAGAATTGTGGAACTTGCGAGAAGTTTCCAAAGATGTCATGGTGGTCAAACATGATTATAAAACACGCATGGCTGAAAAATATCTTGGTTCAAAGAACGAAGATTATCCACGTAAGAACTGGTCAAGCGTTATACTATGGAACTGCAACAGTTTCCCTAACCGCAAACTCACACCTGAGTTTGTGCAAAAAAGCACAGGAGCCGAACTGCACAGATTCACCTGGTTAGATGATGCCCGCATTGGTGAACTACCGGCGGAGTGGAACTGGCTGGATGTTGAATATGAGTGGAATCCTTTGGCCAAACTGGTACACTACACCCTGGGAACTCCTTGTTTTCATGAATTTGCTGATGCTGGTAACTTTGCAGAAGACTGGCACAAGGAAAGACTATTAACTGACTACTGTCAACAGAGAACAACAAATGAGTGAAGAACAAGAATTAGCACCACTACCGCGCCATGAACTTGAAATGGTTCCTCCCGAAATGGCTGAACTATTTAGAGACATTATAAAATATCGTGTGGATCCAGCAGGAGCCTACTACGGTGTTGCTGTTGAGAAAATAATTGAACAAATTCGGGCACTTGACACAGGTACAGTTCACGGGCTTGACAGTGAATTTAGATATGAAGAAAAGGGCAAAATGTTTGATCCTATTATACAGAGCATGACCTTGGGAGCAGGTGGGCAAATAACCACCTGGAGCAAGAGTGAGCAGTCAATGACACCAGTCATCCTGCGTGGCATCACCAAACGTAAACAAATGGATTCTTGTAGACAAAACAGCAGGGACTTTTATTACATTGATACTGGATATTTTGGTAATGGTAAAAAGAAAATTTATCACAGAGTTACAAAAAATGATGTTCAAAATTTTGGTCCTGTGATAACACGTCCTTGGGATAGATTTGAACATACTGGTGTTAAGCCAGCCAAGTGCCGTTCAGATGGCCGACGCATACTGCTTGCACCGCCCAGTCAAAAGTTACTGAACCTGTATGACATAGATCTTGAAACATGGCTGGAACAGACCCTGACAGAAATTGCAGCCAATACTGATCGTCCAGTGGTAGTGAGACGCAAACCGGGCCGCACTTCCAGAGTCAATGACGACAGTATGGAAGCTGCCTTGAGTCAGGACATTTATTGCTTAATTACATTTTCAAGCATTGCAGCCGGCGAAGCATTGATATACGGCAAACCGGCAATCACACTAGGACCCAATGCGGCTGCACCAATATGCAGTACATCTTTAAAAGATATTGAATACATTAAAAAACCCACACTGGATGAAGTTTATGACTGGTGCAGACACATAGCCTATTGTCAGTTTACAGAGCCAGAAATGCGTGATGGTACAGCATGGAGAATATTACAAGGTGGTTGATGTTGTTGTCTATGTCAGCAGTGTGGCCAACCCACAAAAGCATCCAAGAAAGATCGAGTGCTTGGAAAGTTTTGCTGAGGGTGTCAAAGCCGCGGGTCGCACAGTTAACCTAGAATGGACGCACAACTACACCCCAAGTAAACTGGCAGTGATACTGGGTTGGGCCACTACAAACACTGGTGGTCGCAATATCGCATTGCGAAAACAAATCATTGCTGAACAACGTGCTCAGGGCAACCATACCATGTGCATAGATGCATCATGCTGGAAATATCTTGACACCAATGGCACTTATTTGCGGTATAGCCTTGATGGACCATTTTATGATCGCGCTGAATATGCCAACCGAAACAGCAACAACGGCAAGTGGCAAGAGATCAGTGCTGAGCTAGGTATACAACTAAAACCCCTACAGCACAATGATGGGCACATTTTAATTGGCATGCAACGTGATGGTGGGTTTGCAATGAAAACACTGGACCCCATGACATGGTTATGGGACAAGATACAAGCCATTAGAAAAGTAACTGGAAGACCCATACAAATACGTCCACATCCCGGGCAGT